CCCACAGGTAACTGTACACGTAAAGCCCGCACTCACGACAACCGATAAGGTCAAAGTCCGTGTCATCGCCGGAGTTTCCAAACTCCACATCATTCCAAGCGCACAGCGTTTCTGGCCACTATTCCGATACTGGATAGAATCAGGAACTTCTCCAATGCTCTGGGGTTATGAAACCATTCTTGGTGGCATGCAGAAATTGCATATTGACATGACTATTCCTCGACTCATGTGGAAAACCTTTGTCACCGTCGACTGGCCCGCTTACGATTTACAAGTCAACTACGAAGAGCGAAGACGCTGCTACTCAACTTACGAGCAGTACTTTACTTTTGAAGCTGGCTACATACCTACCAAAATGTATCCTCAGTCTGAAGCAGACCCAACGCACTTACATCGTGCATGGGACTGGATTGTCGAAAGCACTAGGCTTATGCCTCTTGTCTTACCCGACGGTTCAACCTATGTCATGAACGATGGCTATTGGTTTGTATACTCTGGTTTATTCCAGACACAGTCCGATGATTCATTAATCAATCACGCTCGAATTCTTACTATTCTTTCATCTCTAGGCTTCGTCATCACATCTGACGTACGTCTGAAGGTTCAAGGCGACGACAGCAAGACGAATCTCAAATTTTTCGTCCCCCCTGATCAACATGACGCTTTCAAAGCGACATTCGCCAACAAAGCTATGCATTACTTCGACTCAGATGTCCGACCTGAGAAAACTGAGATTACCAACAACCCCAATGGTGTTGAAGTTCTCGGCTATCGCAACAACAACGGATATCCTGAACGTGACGAAATCAAGCTACTTGCTATGCTACTCCATCCTCGAGGCAACCCTACGCCCGAGACTTTGATGGCCAAATGCGCAGGCTTCGCCTACGCTAGTTGTTATCGACATCCCCAAGTCATTGCAACCCTTCAAGGCATCTGGAATCAGCTAAAACAAGAAGGCTACTCACCACGCGACCTCCGCGTTCAACGAGACGTCATTCTACAAGGTGAAGCACACTTTGAGATCCCGACAGACCACTTTCCAACTATGGCAGAAGTGACTCGACATTTGCGCACTCCATACAAGCGCACTCTTATCGACAAGGAATTTTACTTTCCTGGTTATACAGAGGAGTCTTACTTTAGGTCATTCTTTTAAGTTAGTCTAATTTTT